GTGGTGGATCTATTGGTGGGGCTGGAGGTTCTGGCATTGCAATATGGACTCAAACTTCTAACTCTGCAACAGCTGGAGCAGGTGGTGGCTGCGGTGCAGGAAGCTCAAATATAGCTGGTGGAGGTGGTCTCTATGGCGGTGGCGGAGGTTATGGTAGCTACGCTTCAGCACAAGGCATCATTGTATTTACCTATAATGCAGCTACATCTGTAGTTACCAATACAAGTAATTTCTTTTTATTCTTTATGTAAATATTGATATAATAATTTCAGGGATAAGTCATAACCCTTTTTTTATGACTAAAATGAAGGAAAAAGGACAATGGATCAAGTTACTATTAGTGTAGATTTAGCTAACTCTATATGGGGTTATTTAGCCACTAAGCCTTTTGCAGAAGTTGCTAATCTAGCTACAGCATACCAACAAGCAGTTGGTCATCAAGTGGCAGCGATTGAAGCAGCTAAAGCAGAAGCAGCAACACCAGTAGAAGCACCAACAGCATAAGGAAATAATATGGAAATAGGCGATATTCATAGTTTTGTTTTATTAATACTTAGTGTCGCCTGTTCTATTTTAGGCTGGTTTGCCAAACAATTGTATTATTCAGTTGATAAGCTAAAAGAAGATTTAAACAAACTCTCTGAAAATGTATCAGAAAAATATTTAAGAAAAGATGACTACAGAGATGATATGCACGACATCAAAGAAATGCTTAACAAAATATTTGAAAGATTAGATTCAAAACAAGACAAATAAAGGAAAATAAAATGAAACAAAAATTAAATGAATTAAAAGATTTTTTGATTGTAGTTTTACTATTTGCATTTAGAGTTTTAGTAGTATGGGCAGAAGGCTTTTTAAATGAAGCTTATGCTGTTGTATCTAAATTAGATATTTTAGTAAACAATGAAATTGCAGCAGTTGAAGCTGACAAAACACCAGCACCTACAGTAGCACCAGCAACAAACTCAGACCTACAGTCAAAGTAATTATGTCACTCTTTACTTGGCTCTCTATTAAATGGTGGGTTAAGGTACTTACTTCAGACTACTATAGTCTATTAGGCTTTATGCCAACTTGGTTACCCAAAGGTATTATGATCTTTGCGGTAGCCTTGTTCTTTTTAGAAGTCATCCTAGAGTCTATCCAACAAGTTCCCTATTTTTATAGACTACCTATAAGAATCATTACTATCATTATCTTTGCATCTGGCGCATATTTAAAAGGGGCGCAAGCTGTAATTTTTCATGATAAAGCAGTGATTAAAGAAGTGACTGACAAGCAAGTGATTGTAACTACAAATATTAAAAATACTTACACTAAACAATTAAATGCTATAAAATCGACAAATGCTAAACTTAGACAAAAAATTAATACTAAAGATGATGGCGATTGCAAGTTGCCTAAGTCTTTTATCGAGTTGCACAACAACTCAAGTCAAGGTAGGATTCCCAACCCCACCTGGCGAATTGATGTTACTCCCCCCAAAATTACAGCCCCTACCAAATGATGCTAAACTATCTACCGCAGAAGGTGTTATAGTCGATAACTATACCGCCTATCAAGTAGTATCAGAGCAACTTATAGAATTACAATCATGGATCAAGGAACAGACCAAAATCAAATAAATAAAATCTTTACCCATTTAGTCACTGGTAAGGATAATCAAACCCATGATATAGCTCGCTGGTCATGGCTAATTGCTACTTTAGTAGTAATAGGCGGAGCAGTATGGAATGCTTTTAACTCCCATATTTTTATTATTAAAGACTTTGCCGAATCTATTTCAGTAATTGCTGGCGCTCACAGTGCTTCAATATGGGCTAAAAAAGATACTGAGCCACCGCCAATAGACACCCCAGAATGAATTTAACTACTCACTTTACTTTAGAAGAATTATTTTTTTCTGAAACAGCTTTAAGAAATAATATCGACAACACCACTCAAGATCCTGTGATCTTAGGCAACCTACAATATTTGGCTAATCAACTCGAACCCATTAGAGACTTACTTGGTCACCCTATCCATATCAATAGTGCCTATCGATGCCTAGCGGTTAATACTCTATTAGGATCTAAAGACACTAGCTATCACTGTAAGGGCTTGGCGGCTGATATAATTTGCCCTAGCTTTGGAACTCCCAGAGATATTATCGAAGCCATTATTAAATCAGATATTCAATATGACCAATTAATCTGGGAATATCAAAGCTGGTGTCATATTGGATTCGCAATACCAGGCAATAAACCTAGAATGCAAAAGCTTATTATAGATAAACAAGGTACTAGAGCTTATGAGTGATATATTTGATGACGCATCCGATTTAGAGATTTTGCAAAGAAATACTGCTATAAAATCTATTCAGGATAAAAAACCATTAGAAGCGACTGGTCATTGTTTATATTGCAATGAAGAAGTCAAGGCAAAAGAAAGATTTTGTACTGTGGATTGCAGGGATGATTATGATTTTGAGCAAAGAGTTAAGCATATAGCTGGCAAAATATAGTCTATTTCGCACAGAAACAGCCCTAGAATCACTTTTTTTTATTTTTTGATACTCTCTTAAGCCACAATCTATATTCAACTGTTAAAACAGCCCATAAGACCATAGCAAATAATGCTATTACGCAAAAACAAGCAATAAAAAATCCTACTTCTAAATTAAAGTCCATTTTGAGATTCAACTACTCTTTTAATATCAATCTTTTCTCTTTCAAGTCTTTCAGCTACTAATTGAGCATAACCAGCAATATCATCCCAGTGATCTTTATGATTAGGATTGCCATATAAAATTCTGCTTAACTTAACCATTATCATGTGGATTGATTCTTTTTGATCTGGTTCTAAATCTTCCCATGCAAAAAGACCTGTGATATTTTCCATAAACTCCTGGATAAAAGTAGCCTTTAGCATAAAGTCACCATGAGTCTTTTCTCTTTCTTGAATTAGTTTAGACATCTATAAATCTCCCATGCAAAGTAAGCATAGTAAATAACTAAAAAAATAGTAATCCATAGAATTGCTTTTTGCTCATTAAACTTCATATACAACTCCTCTAAAAGTGACGACTCCATCTTCTAAGACTTGCACAAGCTCTGGTGGTAAAAGCATTCCTTTGTAGAAGGTTAAGACTGCGAATCCTGATCTCCAATCCACAGGTGCATCTTCAGTGTAATTAATGAATTGATCGCCACCTATTTCAGCTAGGCAGCCAGTATCAACACCATAGCGAGTGCCATTATAGTCAGTTAAAGGAGTAACTTTAAGACTATGAAGATGACCAGTAACCATAGTGACACCAGAATTAAGAGAATTAGCTCTAACTGCATTAATTCCACCCTTCCATCTATGCTTGATACAAACATCACCATTTACCCAAGTTGCCCAACAAGGTTTCCATGCAGGAAAATGGTCTTTTAAATGAAATCCTTTTACAAACTCAAATTCTGGTACTTTATTAGCAAGGTGGGTTTCAAAGCGAGCATCATGGTTTCCTAAAGTCCAGGTAAGAAATGGACTAGGTTTAACTGTTTTAGCTGCATCTTCAATACCGCCAAGCATGGCTTTACAAGCATTAAGCTCATCAATAACAGAAGGCTTTTGCTCTAAGAAACCTAATCTGCCAAATCTTGATATACCAGCACCATCAAAAGCATCACCATTACAAACAATGAGTTTAGGTTTAAGCTCTTTGATAAATTTAATAAGAGCTTTATATGCAGTTGTAGGAACTGTATCCCAAAAATGAGCATCTGAGAAAACAATAGCTATACCATCTTCTATAGGGACATTGATTCTTGCTGAATGCCTTTCAATAAATGGCTTATCAGGATTACAATTTAACTGTACTGCATACCTAGCTTCAATAGCTCTGCGTCTTTGATTAATGCCTCTTACTTTCAAGCCAGTAGCTAAAGACATTTTAGTTACTGACTTGTGTTGATTCCAAAGTTTTATAAATTCATCATCTGTTAATAATGGTGTAGGCATAACTGTCCTTTTTAAAAATGCTACTATACTCTAGTAGAAGGTTAATGCACCTATTTTTGTGATCTTTTTTAAACTCCATGGATTTTTAATACTGTCATCATGGAAAAATAAAGCTGTCTCACTTATGGGATTAGGGACATTCTTGAACATGACATCCCATGCTATCAGTTCGTGTTCTAAAATAATTTTGGTGGTGGGGAATTGGTGTTTACCTGTGGTTATATCTTTGATGCCTTCAAATTGAAATCTGCCATTCTTATTTGAATAAACAACTTCGCAGACATCTTTTCCAAATTTACCAGACCGCAAGCGGTTCATAATTGTATATCCCACCGCTTGTTTCTCTTGTATTGTAGATCCTTCTGCATACATCGCTACTGCCATACAATTTAAAGATACTTGAGCTTCCATCATATCCATAAGTATTTCTCCTATATAAATTAAACCATCCTTGCGTCTAACTCTTTAAGATATTCCGATACCTTACCCCATCATTCCATACAAGGTCAAGCTTTGATTTTTCATACATATCAATAACCTTTTCTGGATATATCAATTTTGGTGGCTGATTTTCCAAACAAAAAGCATATACCAATGGTGCATTTTTACTGCTAAACCACTCCATAAACAATGGAATCATTTTGACTTCTTTTTCTTTTATATTGAAGCTACCCTTCACCATAACTACAAAAGTCATGCTTTCGGTGACTACAAGATAATCAGGCAAATTTCTAAGCAAAGGGTTAATGCGATAAAAATTATCCACAGACTTGTATTTTTCATCGAAACCAACTCTGGTAATTTTAAAACCTTTTTCTTTACAGTAGTTTTCAAATAAAATCTCTCCTTTATTAATTACAGTTTGTCTTTCAGCATAAGTATTGTTTCCATTCATCTTATAAGATCCTCTGCCATTTTTTTAATACACCGCTCTTTTAAAGAATGATAAGTGTCATGGGGATTTGGCTTCAATCCTAATTCTTTAGCTTTATTCTCAATACCCTTATCGCTGAACATCCAAGTCTTGTCTTGCTTTTTTTCTTTTTCTTTCTCTAACCACTCAGCTTTAAATCCTGCCCAGCTGTTTTCTACACAAATTATGATAGTTTCATTCAAAGTCTTTTTAGCTTTATCAGCTTCTCTTTGAATGCCTTTAAGAGCTGTAGCTGTCATTGGAAGCTTCTTTGCCCTTCTTAATTTTAAATAATCATTCCATACAGAGGGATCGACACCTTCAGGTGGAGTATATATATCTTTAGTAGATGAAGATGAAGATGAAGATGAAGGGGTTAGATTTTGCTTAACCTTATTTTCAACCTTACCCTTATCCTTAAGATTAGGATTCCCACCTAATTTACCAAACTCAGCTCGCATATTTCTAAGGCTTTCATCCCTTATCATGCGCCTAGAGCATATAGATCCATCCTCATCAATATCATAAACACCTGCTTCTTTTAATTCAGCAAGCCAACCTTCTACTATATCCAAAGATTCACCTACCATTCGAGCAAGGTTTGAAGGAAGGATAACCTTATTACCAACCTTAAGGTAACCATAAGGAGTACCTTCGTGCATGTAACAGATCATGTCCATCCATAATCCTCTAGCACCAGTTGAGCAAGTTCTTAAAGCTGTATCCCTTAACCAGTCCGAAGGATAAAATTGAAATGAGGGTCTTTTCATACCATAACCTTTTTGAGTAGCACACCAAAAAAGGTAGCAATTCCCACTAGGGTAGGCATGAAGCCGACAGGGTACTTTAATGATGTGCTAATTGAAAAAGTCATAATTTATCCTAGTTATAAGGCTTGCTACAGCCATGACGAGCAATATATATTACTTATTTTAAAATTACAAGATATTTATTTCAATCTCGCATTTACCGCCTTTTAAGATTTCACCTCTTCTTAAATACAATTCATCTATTTGACCATCATCATCAAATAAACCAGATTGCACTAAAGCATCTTCAAGAGCCTTGATCCTATTGGATAGATCATTGACTCGCTTATCTTTAAAATACAAAGTTACAGTCAAAGAAATCCTTGATTTACCTAATGGCATGATATTTGCTTGTCTAACTGCAAAATCGACTTCAGCTTTAAAATTCTTAGCTTCAGTTGTTAAAAAGCGCCTATGACCATGAAATTTCCAATAGCCATTGTTTATGGTGGGCGGTAAAGGTAGAGTTAAAATAATGCTTGACATATATTTTTATTATAATATATCATTCGCTTGTAGTACAAACTTAATCATCGGACAGGAAAGGATTAGAAATGACAGAAGTAGCTCAAATCAATCTTAATGACCGCATCAATCAATTGATGGTAGCCGAGTATTCCCCAAATAATTCCAAAAATATCGAAGAAGCCATGCCTGTTGTTTTAAAACAGCATAAATCACAGCTTCAAGAATATATGCAAAATCAGGATTATTCGGAGCTTGGTTATTTAATCAGTAGAGCGATCAGAAATTACTGGTGGAATCATGCTCAAGAAAGAGCAGCCTGGGAATTTAATCAAGGATTAGGAGATCCGTCAGACGAGTAGTATAGTATTACCTGTAGTAATTTTTTTTTAATCATCATAAAGGACAGAAATATGAAATCATTTGTAGATTTAAAAGCAATCAATGTCAATAAGCATACCGAGAAAAAAGGTAATCTTACCTATTTATCTTGGGCATGGGCAGTCGATCAGCTATTAACCAATGACCCAGCAGCGACTTGGGAATATCAAGAGCCTAAACAATTTGGCGATACCTTAATGGTATTTTGCTCAGTTACAGCTTTTGGTAAAACCATGACTGCACAACTCCCAGTATTAGATTACAAAAATAAAGCAATACCAAATCCAGATGCTATGGCTGTAAATACTGCTATGCAAAGATGCTTAGCTAAAGCAATTGCGCTTCATGGTCTTGGTCTTTATATCTATGCTGGTGAAGATGTACCTCAAGAAGTTCCACCATCCGATGACGAGTTAGATGCAGTTATCGACTATATCAATCAAGCAGAATCAGTAGATGCTCTTATGGCAATCTTTAAAAATGCTTCTGAAAAGTATCCAAAAGAAACTCTTACTACCATTAGAGATGCTTTATCAATCAGAAGAAAACAATTGGAAAGTAAATAATGATAGCTAATGATTGTATAGATTTAATTCAGGGAAGCCCAGAATGGATCACTGCTAGACTGGGCTTTGTTAGTGCCAGCAATATTGATAGTGTGATGTCAAAGGGTAAATCTGGCGAAGCTATTGGTCGAAAGAAATATAAAACTCGATTAGTTGCAGAAAGACTTACAGGTCAGCCAGTAGAATCTTATAGCAATGATGCAATGGCATGGGGCGTGCAAACCGAAGGAGAAGCTCGTATGGCTTATGAAGCAGCCACAGGCACTTTTGTAGATCAGACAGGCTTTTGGAAACACCCAGAGATTCAATGGGTAGGATGTAGCCCAGATGGTCTTATAGGTGAAGATGGCGGATGTGAATATAAATGCCCCAACACAACAACTCATCTTGATTATCTATTTACTCAAGAAATACCAAGCGATTATTACAAACAAATTCAAATGAATTTATGGGTTACTGGTCGTAAATGGTGGGATTTTTGCTCGTATGATCCAAGACTTCCAGAGAAAAATAGATTATTTATTAAGAGAGTTGAGCGAGATAACCCAATGATCGAAGCAATGGAATTAGAAGTAAAACAATTTTTAAAAGAAGTAGAAGAATTAATCATTAAATTAGGAGAATAATATGTTCGGCAAAAAAGGACAGGCTCACCCTTTATCTAAATTAACAGATAAACAAAGATTTGAAATAAGAGCTTTAAAGAAAAAAATGCGACAAGTAGAAATAGCGCAACAGTTTGGCATTACACAAGGCGCAGTATCTAAAATTATGAATAACAGTAGATGGAGTTTACTATAATGGCATCGGTCAATAAGGTAATTTTAATAGGTAATCTAGTTCGAGATCCTGAAACTAGAGCTTTCCCAGATGGATCACCAGTATGCAATATATCTATTGCTTGTAATGAAAAGTACAAAGATAAAAATGGTGAAGCTAAAGAATTAGTTGAATATGTCAATATTGTATTCTTTGGCAAGCTTGCTGAGATAGCTAGTAAGTATTTAACTAAAGGCGGATCAGTTTATGTAGAAGGTAAGCTCAAGACCGAGAAATATAATGACAAGAATGGTATTGAGAAATACTCTACCAAAGTCGTGGCTTCAACTATGACTATGCTTGGCGGTAAATCTGAAACTAAGCCATCTCAACCACAAGAATTAAGACCTGCTGCTAGTTTTGATGATATGGATAGCGATATACCTTTTTAAAGGGTTTTACTATCAAAGCCAAAGAGTTCAGCAATCTCGGCAGCTTTAGTCCTAAAAGCTTTTCTATGCTGATTATATGAGGGTACACCTTCAAGATATAAATGCAGGTGTACCATTTCATGGGCAATAGTGGTCACAAAAGTCACAAAATGCTCTTGGTGTTTAGTGCCTATAGTTAAAATATAGGGTTTCATATTCATAGTACCCATAAATTTTAGTTCTGGATCTACTATGAAGGTTATTTGACTGGCAGTAGGAAGCTTCCAATCTTTAAATGGCTTCATTTTCCTTAGCATACTGTAAATAGTAGCTACATCTTCAACTGTAATGGACTTAGACATAGGCATATTTAACCATAATTCATGGTTTTAATGATTACTTTGTATAGCAAAAAGAGCAATATTTTATATACAAACTACTTTGTATTGAATTTATTACATACAAATCTGTTTGTGTAGCAAAATGTGTAATATGTTACACACAAATGTACTAATATTTAGAACAATTGATCTACTAAGGAGAATAATATGTGGACAACACCAGCTGCAACAGAAATGCGATTTGGCTTTGAAGTAACAATGTATGTAA